AAGCCGGTTTGACAAAATAGATGCTACCTTGGAACGCTTGTTTGACCGGCTAGAAAACAAAGCTGACAAATGAGATGCGTTGGTTACTTCTTTTTGTGTGCGCCAGTTTGGTGTATGGCGCTACACAAAAGCGAGAATGTAGCGTCAGCGACTTTGTAAACATTGCTTATAGCAACAACAACCCAAAGGAAAGACATGATCGAATTGTTGAATGGTTGGATGACTCGGGCCAAGTCTGCACTAAAGAACAGTTGGGACTCATTTACACAAATCTGGCGCAAGTCTTAGGCGTATCAGATACCATGCGTATCAGAACAAAAATAGAGAAGCTGTATGAACGGGCAAAATGAATCCTGGTTAGCAAGAAACATCCAGCCGGTGACGGTGGCTTTCTTGTTGTTTTCTTATTTCTTTTTTGCCTTGCTATCAGTTTTTAGTTTAGAGACTCGGGGAGCATATGTGGACTTGTTAGGGCAAGCCATGATTATTGTTATTACTGCCATCTTTGCGGGTAAGACCGCTGAAAAGATTGTAGACATTCGTACTAATAAAGGACCTTCAAATGGCACTTGATCCCGTATCCGCACTTCTCGACATTGGTGGCAAAGTTATGGACAGGCTGTGGCCTGATCCCGTGCAAGCTGCTGCCGCCAAGATGGAACTCTTCAAACTACAGCAGTCTGGCGAACTGTCAATCATTGCTGGACAGTTGGACATCAACAAAGCAGAAGCCGCTAATCCATCGGTGTTTGTCAGTGGCTGGCGTCCAGGCATTGGCTGGGTTTGCGGTGCAGGCTTTGCCGTTCAGTTCGTTGTAGGCCCATTGGCTGAATGGGGATCGGCGTTGTATGGTCACCCCGTAAAGTTTCCCGCAATGGACATGGGAACCATGATGCCTTTGATGCTAGGAATGCTTGGCTTATCCGGTATGCGTACCGCTGAAAAAATCAACGGCGTAGCAGCAAAGTGAACCTGTTCATTCCCGTTCTATACATATGCTTGAACGGGCATTGTGAGTTTCTGCAACAGCTTGCTGTCTATCCTGATGAAGAGGAATGCAAACAAGTGGTACTTGCACAAGCAGAAAAATATTCAAAAATAAACGGAGTTACGGTAGAGGTTACTTGCGTTGTTGCACCTGCCAAGGTTATGGAAAGCGATGTGAAACCTAAACGCATGGAAACCATATGATTAACTCCCGTAGCCTTGATGACTTAGCACCGCCTGTTAAACAACGCGCACAAGCTTTTGTAGAGGCAGCTAAGACCAAGGGCATTGACTTGCTGGTGACCTCTACCTACCGCGACAGCGAGAGCCAAGATGCGCTCTACGCACAAGGACGCACAACCCCTGGCAACATAGTGACCAGAGCCAAAGCAGGACAGTCTTGGCACAACCACCGCTGTGCCTTAGATGTTGTCCCATTGGTCAACGGTAAGGCCGTATGGGACGATCAGGCAATTTGGAAACAAGTGGGTGAGATCGGCAAGGCTTGCGGTTTAGAGTGGGCTGGTGATTGGAATACGTTCAAAGAGTTCCCGCACTTTCAATATACAAGCGGTTTAACAATGGCCCAACTTCAAGCTGGTGCAAAGATTGCATGATGATGCAATAGATATGTGTTAGATTCCGCGCAACTTTGCGGGGTCACTTATGCAAGCTAAAGTTTCTAATAGTGAATTTATACATGCATGGAATCAGTTAGGTTCTGCTGCCAAAGTAGCGGAATTTCTAGAGATGGATGAACGCGCTGTTCATCGGCGAAGACGAAGATTGGAAACGGAAACCAATCAACCGCTTGTTAATTTCCATGAAGCTGCTAGGCCGTATGCCTACATGCAACCCATCAAAACATCTCTTAATCGCGTTGAACTTGGCATACTTGATCAAACAATCATAGTCTTTTCTGACGCTCACTTTTGGCCCGGTGAATACACTACCGCTTACAAAGGGCTATTATGGGCTATTAAAGAATTAAAGCCCCATGCCGTTATTAGTAACGGTGATGCATTTGATGGCGCATCTATCAGCAGACATGACCCATTAGGCTGGTCTAAGACCCCTTCAGTTATAGAAGAACTAAAAGCGGTTCAGGCACATCTTGGTGAGATAGAAGAAACAGCCAAAGCCGCTAGACACAACTGTAAACTGTTGTTCACCTGGGGGAACCACGACACCCGCTTTGCTAACAAATTAGCAGTACAAGCTCCGCAGTATCGGGAAGTGCATGGGTTTAAATTAGAAGACCATTTACCAGCCTGGGAGTTTGCATGGTCTGTTTGGCCTACACCTGATTGCGTTATTAAACATCGTTACAAAAGCGGCATTCATGCAGCTCATAACAATACTGTAAACGCTGGCATCAGTATTGTCACAGGCCATTTGCATAGCCTTAAAGTAACTCCATTCGCTGACTACACGGGTAATCGTTATGGTGTAGATACTGGGACTCTTGCAGAACCCTATGGGCGACAATTTGAATACGGAGAAGACAACCCATTAAACCACAGGTCGGGGTTTGCCGTGCTGACATTCAAGGGTGGTAAGCTTTTGTGGCCTGAGTTAGTTCACAAGTGGAGCGATACGCAGGTTGAGTTTCGAGGACAAGTTATCAACCTTTAGGAGTTTCTTATGTTTCATTTCACATTTTTGGTTAACAGTGCGGCGCAATTAGAAGACGAAGACGAATTTGATTTGTTGCCTGATTGCTTTTTTGAAGACGGCGAAGAGTATGTCTACGATCAAGACTACGAGTGCTTTTGCTGGTATGACGAAGAGTATGACGTTTGGTACTGGCTAAACGAAGACACCGGCGAATGGCTCTTGGTTGATGACGAAGAAGCCGATTGGGGTGATGACGAAGAAGAGTACGAAGACGAAGAAGAAGAGACTGCCTAATCAGGGTAGATCATAGCCAATGCGTCTTGAACAGACGCTTGGATTTTGGACACGACTTGCTCAAAAGGTAAGTCGTGTTTTCTATGTTGGCGCAGTATTTCGTTTATCTCATGCAGAGTTTGCCAAGCATACCCTGAGTGGATAGCTTTGATGGCTTCTTCTTCGTCTTGAAATGTGGCATTGATTTTCATATTCATTCCTTTTGTTTCCTTGGTCTAGGGCAGTTTTCAGGGACTTCTACAACGCACCAAATGGCTGTAGGTGGGGTTCTAAACTTTCCAGGCAACCAACGGTCTATGTAGCAGTCTGCCATCTTCTTTAAAGTAGGACGGACAGACCTTTCATAAATACCCGTCTTCAGACAAATTTCATTAGCACTTAACCCATCTGGAAAGGCTTTCAACAAATCCCTGATAACCGGTTCTTTAGGTTGGTAGTGTTTGTTTTCAACGATCATTTATGTTGTTTGCTCTTTAATTTTTACTTCTTCAGTTGCGCCAATGTGGTAAACATTTCCCTCATCATCTGTACACACACTGTACATACCGTCGATGTGGTGAAACTTTAGCTCCAATCCATCTTTGAGTACGATCGTACTATTTTTTGGTACGTTATATAGCTTCATTTTTAACCACCATTTCATCTAATGCAATGTCTACTTCAGCTTGTGCCGCCATTCCATCTTCATACCCACGGGCATAAGAGTTTTGCTCCATTGCAATAAGTTGATTGATCAGGCGTTGCTGTATCTCGCAGATGCGCGTCAGGCTATCCAGTGCTAAATCACGTTTGCTCATGTGTTGCGCTCCTTCAGAATAGATTCCGCGCTTGTTGCGGCTTGAAGTTTGGTAAAGCACGATTGATTGATAGCTGAAAAATCTTCTTCTGTTAGACCTACCCACGGGCGTTTGTATTCTTGGATATCATCGTCGTCTTCGACGCGGTATTTAGCTAATACTGCGTTGCTTTTTTTGTACTCCTCATCAAAGTCAGAATTGATTTTGTCCGCAGCCATAGCCCTCTTAGCCATAAAGCCACCGCCCCAATGCCCTTGCTTACGGGCTATTTCATCAAACGCTTCGTCTTCAGGTGTCATAAAAAACTCCATATAAATGCTGCAATTCCAATGCCTGTAAAAAACAAAATGAAGATAACGAACGCTATAAAGAACAACGTAACCATTAAGTCTTCATCTTCGTCATTCATTTGTTTGCAGCCTTTTCTTTTTTCTTTTTCAGATAAAACCTACGGGCATATTCCCGTTGTTTAGCTTTACGCAATTCAATCAATGCACGATCAGCCAATGCTGACGGTGGTGCTGACAAGTGATTAATGCGGGTTGTAAGCTGATGAACCTGTTGTTCCAACATTGCAATACGGGCAAATACATTCCAATTTTTCATGCTTGTTCCTTTAGTTCAATTTGCAATATTTTGTAAACACTGATGCAATAGTGTGGCATTTTGGTTCATATGATGCATACCCAAACCAAAATCCCGCCACAATGATGCTGGCGCATAAGCCAACAAGGGCAAAAAAGTCCAAAACTATTTTCATAGCAATTCCTTTAAAAATACCCCATTGGGCAACAAAGTACCTTTACGGTTTTTGATTTCTTTGTATGCGTATTCCATGCAATCCACCAAGTTGATGTCTAGCAAAGCGCAATAAATAATGAGACATACCATCACATCACCCACACCGTCCACAATGGCTGGGCCATCTTGTTTGATGGTGGCATCTGCCAATTCACCCATTTCAGAAACAGCTTTTAACAATTGAGTCTGGGAGTTGCTGTTTGAAATGATCTTCCGCGCTTCTGCCCATCTCACAATGTCCATTTCTACATCTGCATACGTTGTCATAGGTACTCCAAAAAATTAAGGGAGGGGGTACTTGCTATCAGGCGGCAACTGCGAATTGATACCCTGCTTTCCCCCCAAAAATCAAAAGAAATCGTCTAGATCGTCTACCTTGGCTTTACGGGTAGGCTGGCTACTCTGCCTTATCTGCTCCTGTTTAGGACGCACAGAGAGGCTGTAGAAGGGCGTACCGGCCTTGCTAGTCTTCTTCCATGCACTGATCCAGTAGTCTGTACCGCCTACGTTCACAGAGCCGTTAAGGTCTGGGTGTTTTTCCTCTTCTTTCTTGTCATTCTTGAAGAGGTTTCCCCGGTTGGTGTTGTCGTATTCCATTATTTACTTTCATTAAGTTCAAGTTTTTCTTTAAACGCTTTTATTGCAGAGCGCACCTTACTGTCCGACTTCAGTGCTGCCCACACTGTTAGTCGCACTTCGTTGTCGGCAATGGATTCCCATTCCCCATACATTCCTACTTCATCACCCTTAGCATGTAAATCCCGAATTGCATCGGCAATCTTTTCTTCTAAAGATGACTCTCCTTCTGGAAGGTCTTCACCAGCATAGATGTACAAGCCTAGGCCATGTAGACTGAGTGCCTTGGTCATGCAACGCATGATGGCTGTATTGACTGCAAATGCGTCACATTCCACCCGGTATTCTTTACCAAACTTATTGACTGCGGTATACCCAGCAAGGGGGATTGCTTTGTTAGATGAATCCATGACCGGCAATTGACAAGTCATAGGTTTCCCAAACATGGTTGCAGTGACAAAAACCATCACAGTCCCGTTGACTTCCATATAGCATTTTTCGCCAAACATTTCTACCTTAAAGGTGGCGGCAGGATCTGCTTTCAATGCTTCGGCCCATGCCCATGCCCAGGACAGGTAAGTCAGGTTGCTTTTTTTCTCAGTGTGTTCATTCACATTGAGTTTAAGTAGTGTATTAACGTCCATTTGCTGCTTCCTGTTTTTTTGATTGATATGCGGCCCATTCAATTTCGCCTTCAATGATTTCCTTTTGGTCTTCCAAATACAAATCTTGAAACGGGACAAAATGGTTTTCTTTACAGCAGCCCCATTTATCGCCTTTGGGTTCTAGGCAATAGCAGCAAAACTCCACATCATGGAACTCCGCTTGATACTGTTCAAATACTGATTTCATTGCATTACTCCATTCGATTGTTAATTTG